CCGAGTCCGCCCAGGGCGACCTCGAAGACCTTCTCGGCGGTCCGCCGGCGAACGCCGTTCGCCCGGGCACCGCATCGCAACCCAAAACGCGCGGCCGCCGCGTGCTGAGCAGGGGTATTGGATGAGCGCTGGAATCACCCTCGCGCAGGCCCAGGCCCAGCTCGACACCTGGCTGGCGGCCAACACCGCCGTCGCGAGCGGGCAGGAATACGAGATCGACACCGGCTCGGGCAGTCGTCGCCTGAAGCGCGCCGACGCGGCCGAGATCCGCCAGCAGATCGACTATTGGGACGGCAAGGTGAAGGCGCTGACGCCCGCCGCGGGCGGCGGTCGCCGGCGTACCCGCTACGTCGTGACGGAGTGACCATGGCCCCGCCGAATCCGCCGCCGCGCAACCTGCTCGACCGGGTCGTCGGCTGGGTGTCGCCGAAGGCCGGCCTCGATCGCTGGCAGGCCCGCACGCGCCTCGCCGCGCTCGACGGCAGCTGGAAGGGCGGCCGCAAGGATCGCCGGCCGACGCGCAACTGGCGGCCGCACGGCGGTTCCGCCGATGCCGACACGCTGCTCGACCTGCCGGACCTGCGCAGCCGCGCCCGCGACCTGGCGCGCAATGCCCCGGTCGCCGCCGGCGCGATCGCGACGACGACGAACGGCGTCATCGGCGACGGGCTGCGCCTGCAGGCCTCGATCGACGGCGTGGCGCTCGGGCTGACGCCGGAGCAGGCCGACGCGATGGAGCGCCAGCAGGAGCGCGAGTGGGAGGCCTTCTGCCGCCGCTGCGACTTCACCGGCGTGCAGTGCTTCGACGAGATCCAGGTGCTGGCCTTCCGCTCGATCAAGGAGAGCGGCGACGTCGTCATCCTGCGCCGGTTCCGCAAGGATCCGGGCGACCTCTACGGCACCAAGCTGCAGGTCATCGAGGCCGATCGCCTGTGCAACCCGAACTATGGCGCCGACAGCGAGACCATGGCCGGCGGCGTCGAGATCAACGCCGACGGCGTGCCGGTCCGCTACCACATCGCCCGCAAGCATCCCGGCGGGCTGCGCGTCGCCGGCAACAGCTGGGAGCCGGTGCCGGCCCGCACCGACGACGGGCTGCGGATCGTGCTGCACCTGTTCGAACGCACGCGCCCGGAACTGTCGCGCGGCGTCCCGTACCTCGCGCCGGTGATCGAGCACTTCAAGCAGATCAGCGACTACAGCGACGCCGAGGTCACTGCCGCCGTCGTGTCGGCGATGTTCACCCTGGCGATCGAGACGCCCAACGACGAGGACGGCAATCCGATCGTCGGCGAGGCCGGCGACGCCAACCTCGAGGCGAACGAGACCAAGCTCGGCAACGGCGCGATCATCTCGCTGGCGCCGGGCGAGAAGGCGACGCCGGTCAACCCGGCTCGCCCGAACGCCAACTTCGACCCGTTCATCAAGGCCTTCATGCAGCAGGTCGGCGTGGCGCTGCAGCTGCCGCTCGAGCTGCTGCTCAAGCACTTCGAGGCGAGCTACAGCGCCAGTCGCGCCGCGCTCGAAATGGCCTGGGCCTACTTCAACCAGCAGCGCTCGTGGTTCGCCTGGCGCTTCAACCAGGAGGTCTATGGCTGGGCGATGGACGAGGCCGTAGCCTCGGGCCGCCTGGCGCGTCCCGGCTGGTTCTCCAACCCGATGATCCGCGAGGCCTATCTCGGCGCCGAGTGGATCGGCCCGCGCCGGTGGTCGCTCAACCCGCAGCAGGAAGCCGGCGCCGACGAGATCGACATCAGGCTGGGCGTGAAGACGCGCGAACAGATCTGCATCGAGCGGACCGGCGGCGACATCGAGAAGAAGCTCGACCAGCTCGCCAAGGAGCAGGCGCGCATGGTGGACGGCGGCCTGTCGGCCGATCCGACCGCCGCGGCGACAGCCAGCCCGCCGGCGAATCGCCCGGCAATGCCGCCGAACGACGACGAGCGCGACACACAGCGCGACGAAAAGGACGACGCCGCATGACCATCCTCATGCCCAACATCGCGGCCCGCCTGTTCAATGAACCGCTGGCCGTCGACGCCGCCAAGCTGTCGGCCTTCATGGCCGGGCTCGGCGGCCGCATCGTCGCCGGCGGCATGGTGCTGCCCGGCGTCGCGCCGGTCGATCACAAGGCCTTCGCGGGCGGTCGTCCGTCGGAGCGTGCCGGCACGGTGGGCGAGCCTTTCGCCGCCGCCGTCATGGATGCCGAACAGCGCGGGGCGAAGATCCTGCAGCGCTACAAGGGCGTCGGCATCATCCCGATCGAAGGCACGCTGGTGCAGAAGGGCAAGTGGCTCGGTCAGTCCTCGGGCGAGACCTCCTACGAGGGGATCCGCGCCCAGGTCGCCGCGGCCCGCGCCGACAAGGCGGTGAAGGCCGTCATCCTCGAGGTCGATTCCTATGGCGGCGAGGTCGCCGGCGCCTTCGAGACCGCCGATGCGATCCGCCAGCTCAGCGCCGAGAAGCCGACGCTGGCGATCCTGACCGACTTCGCCTTCTCCGCCGGCTATCTGCTGGCCGCCCAGGCGCGCCGCATCGTCATGCCGCCGGGCGGCGGTGCCGGCTCGATCGGCGTCGTCGCGATGCACCTCGACATGAGCCGCAAGCTCGAACAGGAGGGCGTCGCGGTGACGCTCATCCATGCCGGCGCCCACAAGGTCGACGGCTCGCCCGTGCAGCCACTCGACCCCGCCGTGCGGGCCGAGATGCAGGCGGGTGTCGATCACGCCTATGGCCGCTTCCTCGACGCCGTTGCCGCCGGTCGCGGCCCGCGCCTCACGCGCAAGGCGGCCAGGGAAACAGAAGCGAAGACCTATCGCGGAGCTGAAGCGCGCCGCGCCGGGTTGGTCGACGGCATTGCCGAGGTCGACGCCGCGTTCCAGCGCTTCGTGAGTAACTTTTCGTAGCCCGGCCCACGGCCGAAACCAGGAGAGCAGACCATGTCCGACACGAGCGGAATGGCGGCCGTCGACGAGGCCGCCGCCACGATCACCCAGGCCGACCACGCGGCCGCCGTCGCCACCGCGCGGGAGGAGGGCCGTCGCGCCGGCCTCGCGGAGGCGCAGGCGTCCCATGCCGCCGCCGTCACCGCGGCGCGCGCCGACGGTGCCACCGCCGAACGCGAGCGTCTCGCCGGCATCGAGGCCGCGGCGCTGCCCGGTCACGACAAGCTGGTGGCCGACTGCAAGGCCGACCCGACCTGCATGCCGGGCGAGGCCGCCCTGCGCATCAACGCCGCCGAGCGCGCCAAGCTGAGCGCCGCCGGCGCGGCCATCGCCAACGTCGAGACCGCGACCGGCAAGGTGGCGGCCGCTGTCACGACCCAGCCGGACGCGGCGCAGACCCGGGTCCCGCAGACCGCCGAAGGCTGGAAGGCCGAATGGGCGGGCAGCACGACGCTGCAGGCCGAGCATGAATCGGCCGAAGCCTACGCGAACTGGATGCAGGGCGTCGCCGACGGCCGCGTCCGCATCTTCCAGGGCGCGCGCAAGTAGCGCGTCCATTCCAGAGGTCCCTTCAACGCGCGCGCCGATGAGGCGTCCGCCAGCCCTTCGATGGAGTTTTTAACATGACCACTCTTGCAGCGGCGGCCATCCGGCCGCAGGAACTCGGCGACGTCGGCGAGTACAGCGTCATCGCCTCCGACATCATCTATGCCGGCGCGGCCGTCGGCCTAGTCTCGGGCACCGGGCACGCCCGTCCGCTGGTCGGTGGCGACCAGTTCGTCGGCTTCGCCGAAGCCACGGTCGACAATTCCGCCGGTGCGGCCGCGGCGAAGCGTGTCCGCACTCTGATGCGCGGCATGGTCCAACTGTCGGTGACGGGTGCGCTGATCACCGACGTCGGCCAGGCCGTCTATGCCCAGGACGACGATTCCTTCTCGTTCAACCCGGTGGCCGGCAGCTTCGTCGGCTTCGTGACGCGGTTCGTGTCGGCCGGCGTCGCCGTGGTGGCCTTCGACATCACGCGCCTGCGTGACCCGTGGGCGCGCTACACGGTGCGCGAGCTGCTGAGCGGGACCAAGACCTTCGATGCCGAGGACACGGGCAAGCTGTTCGTGGTCGATGCCGACGGCGACGGCGACGCGCTGACCTTGCCGGCGATCGCGACCGGCCTCGACGGCATCGCCATCATGGCGATCGGCGCCTTCGGCACCACGGCGGTGACGATCTCGCCCCAGGCCGCCGACATGATCCTCGGCCCGGACATTACCGGCGCCGACGACAAGGACCTGATCCTGACCAAGGCGACGCAGCGCCGCGGCGACTTCGTCATTCTCGGCGGCAACGATGCCGACGGCTATTCCGTGCAGGAGCTGCGCGGCACCTGGGCTCGCCAGGCCTGACCGGCGGCCGGTGGTTCGCCACCGGCCTTTTCTTCTTCTCTGTTGCCCATACGCCCTTGGGCAAGGCGCCTTGCGAACGTCGGTGACGTCCGCCTCCCTCAGATGGAGCCCTCTCAATGTCTACCAATCTTCTCCAGACCGGCCGGGCGGTGAACTCGGCGCTCTACACCGCGCTCACCATGGGCCCGGCCATGTGGGCCGACCGATACGGCATGACGATCGGCAGCAACCAGGCGTCGGAACTCTATGCCTGGCTGGGCAGCGTGCCGGTCATGCGCGAATGGATCGGCGGGCGTCAGGCCAAGCAGCTGCGCGAGTACAGCTGGCGCGTCGACAACAAGGACTACGAGGCCACCCTCGAGGTTCATCTGAACGAACTGCGTCGCGGCTCCAGCGGCGACGCCATCCGCCTCCGCATCGCGCAGCTCGCGCAGCGCGTCCAGTCGTTTCCGGCCAAGCAGCTGACCCAGCTGCTGGTCGATGGCGAATCGAACGTCTGCTACGACGGCCAGTACTTCTTCGATACCGACCATGTGGACGGCGACTCCGGTTCGCAGTCCAACAAGCTGACCTGGGCGGCCGCGACCGGCACGACGCCCACCATCGCGGAGTTCCGCGACGCCGTCATGCAGTCGGTCGCCGCGCTGATGTCCTACAAGGACGATCAAGGCGAGCCGGCGAACGAGGAGGCGTCCGAGTTCGAGGTGATGGTCGGGCCGACCTTGATGCCCACCGCCATCTCGGCGATCCGCCTGCCGACGCTCGATGCCGGCGCCACCAACGTGATCCCGGCGATGTCGGAGTTCAGCATCAAGCCGGTGGTCAACGCCCGCCTGACCGATGCCACGAAGTTCTACACGATCCGCACCGACGGGCCGATGAAGCCTTTCATCAAGCAGGTCGAGCAGGAACTGCAGGTCGCCTCGATCGCCGAGGGCTCCGAGCTGGAGTTCAACGAAAAGAAGCATCGCCACGGCGTGGAGTGGATGGGCGCCTTCGCCTACGGCTTCTGGAACAAGGCGACGGTGACCACCTTCACCTGATGATCTGCCACACGGCGCGCTAATCCGCGCGCATTCGCACTCCCGGCAAGCGGCGGCCTGGTTACAGGCCGCTGGCCGGGAGTTTCATGACCAGAGGATTATCCCATGAAGGCTTACAAAGTCGTTTCCGGTGTCGTGCAGATCGGCGAGGGCAGTCGCATCGGTCTCGGCCGCCACCAGGCCGAGCCGCGCGCACATCGCCTCACGCCCGTCGAGGGTTCGATGGGCGTCTATGTCGCCGCTTCCGTTCTGCAGTTCCGGGCTGGCGAGATCATCGGGCTGGAAAGCCTCGCCGACCTCGGCAAGACGCAGCTCGACCAGATCGCCGAGGCCACGCCGGCCGAGATCCAGGCTATGATCGACGAAGCGAAGAGGCTGGAGGCCGCGAATCGCACGGCGAAAGCGGCGACGAAAGACAAGGGTAGGCCGCAGGGCGATTCCAAAGCAGCCATTGCCGCGGCGCGTGAAGAGGGTCGCAAGGCTGGTCACGCCGCCGGCTTCAAGGCGGGCGAAGCGCAGGGGAACGAGGCTGGCTACAAGGCCGGCTTTGAGGAAGGCAAGTCGGCGGGAATGGCGCTGGCCTGGACCGCGACCTGGGAAGCAAGCGCCGACCTGAAGGCGCAATTCGCGACCGCGCAAGCCTATATCGAGGCGCAAGCCTCGGCGGCCTGACAATGACCGTCGAATCCGCCGACGACCGCGCGGCCTTCATCGCCGACTTCGGCGTGGCGGTCACCTGGGCGGGCGCGGGCACGACCTTCCTCGGGATCTTCGACCGGCCGTCGATGATGGTCGAGGGCCTGGCCGACGTGACGGTCATCGATCGCGATGCCTCGCTGCTCTGCCTCGAGGCGGACCTGCCGGGCGATGCGGCCGAGAACGACACGGTGGCGATCGACGGCGAGAGCCAGGCGTTCCGCTGCCAGGCCCTGCGGCCCGATGGGACCGGGTTCGTGGTCGTCGATCTGAAGCGCGCCTGACGCGCTCAGAGCCACCACCACGGCAGCGCAGAACGAACACGGGTGCCCGATGACGCTTCACGTCCGCCGTCAGATCGTCCTCGCCATCGTCGACCGCCTGCGCGCCGACGTGCCGGGCGTCACCGTCAAGGCCGGCCGCAGCGCGCCGCTGCCGACCGCGTCGCTGCCCTACATCCTGGTGCATGCGCGGCGCGAGGCGGCGCAGTCGGTCACCAGCCGGGGCGACGAGGTGCGGCTGCAGCGCCGGCTCACCGTGCAGATCGACATCGTCCATGCCGATGTCGACGACGACGACGGCGAGTCCGACCGCTTCTGCCTTCTGGTCGAAAAGGCGATGCAGGCCGACCCGACCCTGGGCGGGCTGCTGCACGATCTCGAAGGGCCCGACACGGTCCTCGATGCGCGCGCGGAGGGCGAGACGCGGATCGGCCGCGCCCGCCTGGAATATCAACTCGAGTACCACACCACGGCCCTGCGGCCGGATCAGCACCTGCAATAGGAGAGAGCCATGGCCGTTACCAAGGGCAAGTCGGGCAAGGTCTATGTCGGCAGCAACGTCGTCGCCGAGGTCCAGTCCTTCAGCTTCACGCGCAATTCCGAAATGGCGGACCGCTCGACCCTCGAGGACGAATGGAACCGCAGCGCGCCCGTGACCAAGAGCTGGTCGGGCCAGATGGCGGTGTGGTGGGACCCGTCCGACACCAACGGGCAGATGGGCCTCGAGGAGGGCGACGAGGCCGCGCTCAAGCTCTACCCGGACGGCAACGCCAACGGGAAGACCTACTACTACGGCGACGTGATCGTGACCTCGGTCGAGCTCGGCAACGAACGCGCCAACCACGTCACCGCGACCATCCAGTTCACTGGGACTGGCGCTTGCACGAAGGCGGTCGTCGGCGCGTAGCGCCGCGCCGCCATGGTGCAAGCGCCGGCGGGCGGCAGGGCTTGTAATCAAGCCCGGGAGCCCGCTCGGTCGTAACAAGGGAAGGAAGCAAAAACAGTGTCCGACAAGCCCACCCTGATCGACGCCCTGAAGGCCGACTTCAAGTCGCGCCGCCGCAAGGAGACCCTGCTGGGCTTCGACGTGTGGATCTCGCCGCTCACGGTCGAGGAGAACATGCTGCTCAACGAGCGCGAGCCGGAGGGTGGCGCCGGGCGCGTCGCCGAGATCCTGCTGATGAAGTGCACCGACGAGGCCGGCACGGCCGTCTTCTCGCGCAGCGACAAGGACGTGCTGGCACGCGAGGTCGCCGGCGAGCATGTCAGCCGGCTGGTCACGGCCATCACCGGCCCGTCCGTCGAGACCCAGGCAAAAAACTAGAGGCCGATCCGCTCGCCTTCGCGCGCTACGCGCTGGCGGATCGGCTGCACCAACCCCTGTCCGTCGTCCTCGCCATGACCGTCGAGGAGTTCAACGGCTGGATCGCGTACACGCACCTGCTGGCCCAACGAAAGGACACCTGACCGATGCCTTTCGACGGTGTTGCCGGCGCGCGCTGGCAGATCGACATCACCGCGGCCGACAAGACCGCCCAGGCCTTCGCGACCGTCGACCGCCGCCTGAAGGCGATGGAGGTGACGCAGCGTGCCGCCTCGGCCGGGGTCAGCGCCGGCTTTGCGTTCGTCACCCGGGCACTGGCGCCCGTCGCCGCCGCGCTTTCCGCCGCCGCGGTGGCGCAGCGTGTGTGGAATGCCGGCATGGAGGCGGCCAACCTCGGCGAGCAGGCCGAGCAGATCGGCCTCACCACCGACGCCCTGCAGGCCTACCGCCTGGCCGCGGCGCAGAACGGCGTCGAGGCCGCGCAGCTCGACACCGCGATGATGCGGCTCACCAAGTCGATGGGCGAGGCCAACGGCGGCAGCGACGATGCGATCGCCCGCTTCGAGAAGCTGGGCGTCAAGCTGCTCGACAATAACGGCAACCTGCGGCGGACGTCCGACATCCTGCCGGAAGTGGCGCGCGGCCTGCTCGAGATCGGCAACCAGAGCGAACGCGACGCGCTGATGATGGAGCTGTTCGGCCGCTCCGGCGCCCGCATGGTCACCATGCTGGAAGCCTTTGCGGGCGGGCAGGCGAAGCTCACGGCCGAAGCCCGCGAGATGGCCGCCATCATGGGCGTCGACGTCATCGCCGCCTGGGACAAGGTCGACGACCGGCTGAAGGTCGTGAACCAGCAGATGACGGTGTTCCAGGCCACGGTGGGCGCGCCGCTGGCGCTGGGCGGCCTCAGCGCGCTGGAATGGACGCTGCGCCAGATCGCGGACGCCTACAAGCTGGTGACGGACTGGGCCCGCAACTTCGGGCTCGCCGTCGGCACGACGGTGCGCGGCATCAACATCAAGCAGCTCGAATCCGACATCGCGAGCCTCGAGGGCAAGATCGCCAACCCGCCGCTGTTCATGCGCGGCGGCGTCGAGACGATGAAGCAGCAGCTGGCCGAGAAGAAGGCCCTGCTCGACAAGGCGAAGGCGGACGAGGCGGACTATCTGCGCGGCGCGCAGGAGAGCAGGCTGAACCGGCAGCTCGGCCTGCCGCTCGAGCCGCCGCCGGTCACCTTCAGGGATTTCGGGCTGCCGGGCCGGCAGCCGACCGGCAAGAACGCGGCCGCCGCCGGCGCCAAACTGGACGAGCGCCTGAAGGACCTGCAGGTCGAGCGCGCGGCGCTGGAAAAGGCTTTGGCCGCCTTCGACGTGCGCGGGCTGGAGACGGTGGCCGAGGTCGACAAGCGGCTAGACGCCCAGGTCAAGCTCGACCAGAAGATTGCCAGCGTCCTGAAGGACGTGCCGCCCAATTCGCCACTGGCGCAGCAGCTGATCCAGGAGGCCACGTCGGTCGCGCAGCTCAACGCGCGCCTCGACGAGCGCAAGCGGATCCTGACCGAGGCCGAGCGGGTGACCGGCCAGTTCGGCGATGGCAGCCGCGCCGCGGCGCGCGCCACGGCCGATCTCAACGCGATGCTGGCCGCCGGCGCGATCGACGCCGGGACCTACGAGCGCGCGCTGAAGGCCACGAAGGAGGCCGCCGACGAGCAGGCCCGCGCGGCCCGTGGCGCGGCGGGTGGGTTCGACGGCTTCATGGCCGGGGTCGAGCAGTATGGTGCGGAGATGCAGAAGGCCAACTCGGCTTTCGAACTGGGCAAGTACACGGCGCAGGAATTCGGCTCTGTCTTCTCCGGCGTCAACCAGGGGCTGCGCGAGGGCAAGGATCTCTGGAAGAGCCTCGGCGATTCCGCCGTCACGGCGCTCGGCCGCATCGCCGACAAGCTGATCGAGATGGCCGCCCAGAACCTGTTCGCCAGTGCCTTCGGCATGGGTGGCGGTGGTGGCGGTGGCATGGGTGGCGGCATGGGCGGCGGCATCCTGAACCTGTTCGGCGGCGGGTCGAGCGGCACTTCGTCCGGCCTGTTCGACGGCATCATGGGCGCCTTCAACTTCTTCCCGACCTTCGCGACCGGCGGCATCCCGCCCGTCGGCTCGCCCTACATCGTGGGCGAGAACGGCCCCGAGGTCCGCATCGACGGCCGCCCCGGCCAGATCTTCAACCGCGACCAGTGGGCGCGCGTGAACAGTGGGCGCGACGCCCAACCCGTCGTCGTGCATGTCTACGCCAACGAGGAGTTCGTCACCGCGAAGGCGGAGGGCGCGGCGGTGCGGGTCGTCAACAGGGCAACCCCTGGCATCGTCAGGACGTCAGTGAAGAAGGCCGGCGAGCAGGCGCCCGCCGTGATGGCGCGTCACCAGGCGCAACGCGGAGGCGAGTGGCGTGACTGATGTCCTTCTCTGGCCCGCGTCGGTCCTGAAACCGCTCGAGGTCCAGGCCGACGTCGTCGCCTTCTCGCGCTCCGGCGGCACCACCTTGGGCGGCCTGCAGCGTGTCACCCGCACCGATCGCGGCTGGTGGTCGATCGTCTTTCGCGGGGTGCTTCTCTCGACGGCGGCCGAGCGACGCCTGTGGAACGCCGTCGCCGAGCATTGCGGCGGCATGGCGGGAAAGCTGGCCGTCCCGGTCCGATCGTTCGACTCCGCGCCCTGGCCCGCCGGCACGGTCAACGGCCTGCTGCTGACGTCGCATTCCGACGGCACGTCGCACAGCGACGGCAGCCAGTATGGCCAGCCGCCGATCGGCGTTTCCCTGGTGAGTGCCGCCGCGATCGGCGCGACTTCCGTTACTCTGCGCATCGGCTACGGGATCGAGGATCTGGCTGGCGTTCGCTTCAGCTACCAGCACGCGATGTACCGGACCGGCCTGCCGACCCTGATCGCCGGCAGCGACTGGACGGTGCCGATCAGCCCGGCGATCCGCGCGCCCATACCGGCCGGCGCCGCCCTCGAGTTCGGCCTGCCGACCTGCCTGGTGAGACTGGCCAGCGACCGCGAGATGGACGTGAACTTCAGCCGGGGTGGTGTCGATCGGCGCGACGTGGCCTTCGTCGAGGCGGCTGACGTGTGGTCTGACGCAGCAGCGTCTTGACAAGTAATATCGCCGCCCGCATCGTGCGCGGGCTGCTGAAAACAGCGTTGTAGGCGGATACCGGTCCCGAAAGTTGCCGGTATTTTTGCGCCCGATTATGGCCGGGAGTCCGCGGATACAAGACCCGAAAGGGGAAGAAGCGGGCCTGCCCTACGACAGGTTTTCAGCTCCCGGTTGCCGGCGCCGTTCGCCGGTGTGGCCTGAAAAGCCATCGTAGGAGCGCACCATGTCGACCGTGAAAGCGAACGCCGTTCGCTGGACACCCGCGCGCATCCAGCGCGCGCTGCTCTGCCCCAAGCCCCGGGGCGCGATTGCCCGGGCGCGGGCCGTCATCAAGCCCGGCGCCCTGACGCCGCTCGAACGCACCCTGATCCGCTACATCGCGGACCATGCCGGCCGGATCGACCTGCCGGCGCCCCAGGACTGGCACGCCGAGCCCAACGTTGGTTGGCTGCTGGTGCCGTGCCCGCGCTGGGTGCTGCACAATCTCGAACTCTTCGAATCGGAGATCGAGGAATGCGAAGGGGACTCGGACGGGGAGGAAGACACCGACGCCGAGCCCGACGAGGCCGAGCCTGACGCGGACGAAGAGCCGGATGGCGACGAGGAGCCCATCGAGAGCTGGGGGCCGTGATGGCGGCGTGTTCGGTGGAGGGGTGTGGGCGGTTGGCCTACGGTCGCGGCCGGTTCACGATGCCGCTCGCGTCCCAGTAGCCGGTCGCTACAGCGGTTCCCGTAAACGTCTCTCCATCGCTTGTAGTGCCGGTGATTTTCGCCCCGGCGTCGCAGCCAGCCAGCAAGGCCAACAGGCC